TCTGCTGAAAATGAATGGTCAATATGGCACATTCCTGCTGGGCGACAAAGCAAACACATCAACGCGCGGCGTGGGCACTGGCACACCATTGGTTAATGGCGCATCTCAAACTGGCGACGAATTGATTACCGATGGCTGGACGGCAGACACCACTGGCATTTTGAAAGCAGGAGACTGGATTCAATTGGGTTCAGGTTCAAGCACTCGGCTTTATAAGGTTCTGGACGATGTTGATTCTGATGGTTCTGGCAACGCTACTATTAACATTTTCCCTAACTTACGCTCATCACCAGCAGACAATGCAGCAATCGCCGTAGGCAATACGCAAGGCTTATGGAGACTTGCTAGCAACGAGACTGAGTATTCCATTGACAACATGAGCGTTTACGGCATGACCTTTGCTTGTGTGGAGGCGCTATGAGTCGAGATTTAACCGCTGGCGTACAAAGCGCGATTGAGGCTACGCAAGTCCAGCCTTTTTTGCTATTTGAAGGTCAGTTTGCAACGGATTATGTAAGAGTTTGGACAGGATACGGCGACCTAACTTGGAACAGTCAAACTTGGGTTGGTGTTGGTACTTTTGGCGGTGTCTCAGCCATTCAAGAGTCTGCCGAGATTCAAGCCAGTGGCGTGTCCGTTACCCTTTCTGGCATACCGTCTGAGTTTATATCTCTAGCCCTGCAAGAGTCGCGTCAAGGCAAGTCTGGTAAGGTCTACATTGGTTTTTTGGATAGTTCTAACGCCATCATTGCTGACCCTTACATGGTCTTTGAAGGCAAACTAGATATTCCATCAATTCAAGAAGAGGGCGAGTTATCAACAATCACGATTACCTACGAATCACGCTTGATTGACTTGCAACGCCCAAGAGAAACACGCTTTACAAACGAAGAGCAACAGCGGGAGTATGACGGCGACCTTGGCTGTGAGTTTGTTCCAGCAATGAAGGAAGTCACATTAACTTGGGGGCGAGCGTGAGATTACGAGGATGGGAATCTAAACTTAATCAAGCAATTGAGGAAACTGGTGGATTCCAATGGGGCACAAACGATTGCTGTATGTTCGTTGTAAGGGTTGTAGAGGCGATTACAGGCGATGACCACGGTAAGCCCTATCGAGGCTACAAAACAGCCAAGGGAGCCGCTTCTAGGCTTTTAAAACACGGTGGCGTGCATGGGCTTGCAACCAAAGAGTTTGGTGAGCCTAAACGACCATTACTTGCCAAGCGTGGGGACGTAGTTTCTTTCGAAAATAACGGAGAAATCGCCCTTGGAATCTGCATCGGCGATAAAATAGCGGCAGTCGCTGAATCTGGATTGATTACTATCTCCATGAAAGAAGCCATTAACGCTTGGAGTATCTAGATGTCAAAAGTTGTCAAGACAGTTGTTAAAGCCGCAGTAATCGCTGCCGCAGTAGCAACTGGAGTCGGCGTTCTTGTTGGCAGTGTTGCGGTAGGTGCGGCTGGGGCATATTTTGCATCCACTTTTGTCACATCTTTAGTTTTGGGCGGCGTATCCGCTGCGCTCACAAAGTCACCCAGCACCGCATCAATTGCACTGCAAGACCAAACCGTAACATCACGGCAACCAATAGCCCCTCATGTGGTGGCTTATGGGCGCACTCGCTTGGGTGGAACGATTCTTTATATGGAGTCAACTAACTCCAACAAGTACCTGCACATGGTTATTGCCCTAACTGGGCATGAGATTGATGCAGTTGAAGAGGTTTATTTCAACGACGAAGTGGTTACTTTTGACGGCTCTGGCAATGTAACAACAGGCAAATATGCCAATAAAGCCAGAATCGAGTACAAGCTAGGCACATCTGACCAGACCGCATTTAGCAATTTGGTATCAGAATCTGATAGCAAGTGGACAACAAACCACCGTGTGCGTGGTCGCGCTTTGCTTTATGTGCGCTTTGAATATGACCAAAACGTATATTTCAATGGCATACCAAACGTTTCGGCAGTTATTCGAGGCAAGAAGGTTTACGACCCACGAACCGATACGACAGTTTGGTCAGCAAACCCAGCACTTTGTTTGGCTGACTACCTGACAAACACCAAGTATGGTGTCGGCGCTGACTACGCCACCGAGGTTGATGAAACTGCTCTAGCCGCTGCCGCCAACATCTGTGACGAAGATGTGGAAATTATCGACTTGACATCTGAAAACCGATATGAAACACACGGTGCTTTTGCTACGTCTAGCAAACCAGAGGACGTTATCAATCAGATTGTGTCGTCAATGGCTGGTAAATGTATCTGGTCAAATGGCACTTGGCGCATCTTGGCTGGCGCTTATTACACGCCCACCCTGTCATTTAACGAAGATGATTTGCGTGGTGGTTTCCGTGTGCAATCATTGGTTAGCCGCCGCGAGAGTTTTAACGGCGTCAAAGGCGTATTCTTATCGCAAAAACAAAAATACGTCATTACAGACTTTCCATCCATTGTTTCTGCAACATATAAAGCACAGGACAACGATGAAGAGCGTTTGAAGTCTATTGAATTGCCAATGACCACATCTGCTGGCATGGCTCAACGCTTGGCAAAGATTGAACTTCTGCGTGCGCGTCAGCAGATTACAACATCATTGCCGATGAAGTTAGTTGGCTTGAAGGCTAATGTCGGCGATATTGTAAACATCAACAATGCTCGAATGGGTTGGTCAAACAAACCTTTTGAGGTCATTGCCTCACAGTTGACTTTCTCAGATACGGTCGGGGTTGACCTTGAATTGCGCGAAGTTGCAAGCAATGTCTATGATTGGTCAACAGACGAAGAGCAAGCATTAGACGCCGCACCCAATACAAATTTACCTAACGCCTTTACGGTTGGCACAATAGCCAACTTGGTCGCATCTTCTGGCACTGATGTATTGCAGATTGCCAATGATGGGACGATTATTTCCCGCATTAAGTTAGATTGGGATACGGTATCTGATGAATTTGTTATCTCTGGTGGTCGAATTGATATTGAATATAAGCAAACCACGGAAACTGCTTATTCGTCATTGATAGTCGATGGTCAATCTACCGAGGCATTTGTAGGAATTGTTGAGGATGGCAAGACTTACAATGTGCGCGTTAGAGCGACAAACGCTTTGGGTGTGCATGGTCAATGGACGGCTATCACGCACACGGTTGTTGGTAAAACAACACCACCAACAACGCCAACAGGTTTAGATATTGTCATTGATGGCAGAGACCTGAAGTTTACTTGGAACGAGATTCCAGACCCTGACTTTGCTTTCTTTGAGATTCGCACATCCAGCACAGGCTTTGGCAACGATGATGCCGCAAAGGTATTCCGAGGTCGCGCAAACTCTTGTTTTGTGATTCCTAACGGCGTTGGTGTAACGTTTACCTATTACATCAAGTCTTGCGATACGTCTGGTAACTATTCAACTGGTATGGACTCGCAGTCCTTTACAGTTGATGCGCCATCAGATATTACTGGCATCACGGAGGTGTTTTCCGATACCAGTTTGACATCGGCTGAAGTCATCTTAAATTGGACTGAGGCAACGCCTGATTTCGGTGTTAATTACTACGCAGTCAGCTATAACGGCACGACCATAAACATCAAGGCTGTCGTTGTCGTTGACAACCTCGGTAACTCATCCGCTGGTTTTGCAAAGTCAATTACAAAGTTACTGCCCAACCCAGTTTCAAACTTGCGTGCCCAAGTTATTGACAACAACGTTTTGCTTTACTGGGATTTGCCAAGCCGAACCACTTTGCCGTTGTCACACGCGCTGATTAAAAAAGGCGCAACATGGGATACAGCAACCACCATCGGTCGCAAGGACGGTGGGTTTACTTCATTGCAGGAAACTCAGGCTGGGTTATATACATATTGGGTTGCCGTTGTCGATACCGATGACAATGAATCCACACCGACCAGCATTGCTGTTCAAGTAGCCGAGCCACCAGACTTTATCTTCCACGGCGAATTTACGAGTGACTTTTCTGCAACAAAGTCATCTGCGCTTAAAGAAGATTCTTATTTGGTGATGCCTGTTAACCTGACAGACACGTTCCAAGAGCATTTTGACAATAACAGTTGGTCAACGCCTCAAGACCAAATTAACGCTGGTTATCCCATCTATATCCAGCCAGCCAACGGCACAGGTTATTACGAGGAGACCTTTGATTTCGGTACTGAGTTGGCAAGTAGCAAGATAACGGTTAACTACGCTGGAACGGTGGTGGCTGGTACGCCTATCGTTGAGTTCACAATCAGTTACTCAGAAGACGACATCACCTACATCAATCTGACTGGTGTAACCGAGGCTTTTGCCACAAATTTCAGATACATCAAAATCAAGGCAACCGTTACAGAGTTGGACGGTCTTGGCGTTTACAAACTGACATACTTAAACGTTCGTCTTGACGCCAAGCAGCGGTCTGATTCTGGCTCCGTGGCTTGCGTATCTAGCGATGCTGATGGCACGCTGGTTAACTTTGGTAAAGAGTTTATTGACATCACAAGTATCAATATCTCAGCGTCTGGCACTACACCGTTGACCACGGTTTACGACTTCCAAGACGCCAACTTATCGGCAACATATTCCGTTTCCAGCAATGTCTGCACGGTAACGGCTACGGCACACGGTCTAATTGTTGGGCAAAACGTCCGAATCGCCATCTCAAGCGGGACAGGTTTGGATGGTGTCTATACAATAACGGGTAAGACTGCAAACACTTTCACGGTTGCCATGACGACCGCAAACACAAGTGGTAATTGCCTTGTCTACCCAGAAGGCTTCAGAGT